GGAGACGCTCGGGTGTACGGCGACGCTTGGGTGTCCGGCAACGCTCAGGTGTTCCGCGACGCTCGGGTGTCCGGCAAGGCTCTGGTGTACGGCGACGCTCGGTTGTCCGGCAACGCTTGGGTGTACGGCAACGCTCTGGTGTTCGGAGACGCTCGGGTGTCCGGCAACGCTCGGGTGTCCGGCAACGCTCGGGTGTCCGGCAACGCCCGGGTGTTCGGAGACGCTCGGTTGTCCGGCAACGCTCGGGTGTTCGGCAACGCTCAGGTGTTCGGAGACGCTCAGGTGTCCGGCAACGCTCAGGTGTCCGGCAACGCTCAGGTGTCCGGCGACGCTCGGTTGTACGGCGACGCTCTGGTGTACGGCAAAGCTCTGATGAATGATGTTTCCTGAAGCGGAAAGGCACCAAGGTTCAATCGAGTACCAACCAGGTATACTCCAAGGTCATTAATGACAAACGAAAGCTCCACGGGGCTGTATGTAAAAAACAGGGCAGCCTATTCTGGTAATAAGGAAGCCACTGACCAGCAAATAGCGGAATGGTTCGCGCTTCAGGCAGCACATGACAAAGAGCTGGACGAAATGATCGCTATGGGATGGGGCGACACTCCGCAAAATCGTATTCCAAAAGACTGGCGGACACGGCGAAAGGCAGAGCCGTACCATGCAAAACTGGAGAACCGTCAAAAGATCAGCGATGGGATGCGTAAGCGCTTCCAGCTGATGCTCGGCAACCATGGCGGCAAGCAGGGAGGCAAGCGATCTTTAGCGCTGAGAATTACGGAGAACGAGGCTGAGGAAATTTATAAACTCCGTGGCTATCTAAGCATCAGGCAGATCGCGGACCGGTTTGGTATTTCAAAAACGGCAGTATGGAGGATCTGCACATTCATGAAAGGAGATCACTTACGGGCATGAGCGCACAAGAAAAGGCTTTCGCGCTGATTAGCGTATTCGAGGGATGCAGGTTATCTGCGTACCAGGATGGTGGCGGCGTGTGGACTATCGGGATTGGGCACACAGTTGGCGTAAAAGCCGGGGATACTTGTACTACTGACCAAGCTATTCAGTGGTTCCGTTCTGATTCACAAAAGCTATTCGGTGTCGTGAAGGATTTCGGAGAATGGGCTCAAGCAGCCTACGTCAGTTTTGCTTACAACGCCGGCCGGGCAGCACTACAGCTAGTGATTGAAGGCAAAGCGTCTCTGATTCACTTCATACACGACCGTCACGGAAATGTGGAGCCGGGCCTCGTTACACGCCGAGCGCTGGAGTCCGCCCTGATTAATTCATGAAATACATAATAGTCCTGTTGCTCTGGCCTAACCTGCTACTTATTGCGCAGAAAGCAAAGGAAGACCCAGACGAGCGCTGGGCTTGTAAGATGGGCAGCTACCATCACTGCCACTGTCCGGCTATGGTCGCCCGAGTAGAGGAAGAACAGCGGAGGAATTGCTACCAGGAGCCTACGCAAAAGCAGGTCGATGCGTGCCTGGTAAAGGTGCCGGACAATTGTGCGATTATCCAGAAGCCGGACGATAAAGACCCGCGCAACACCTGCAAGCGTTCCTGCTCAAAGGCACGCTGCCGCTGCTGGGACGGTCCGGCATGTTTCGGAGGAGAGATTGTAGATCGCCCCATTGTTAGGGACGAGCGCGACATGACCAAAGCTGAGTGCGAAGCCTTGAGGCTACCGCATTGCGAGGAATCAAAATGAAAAACTTAAAATTCGCCGTATCTGTACTGGCCGTTATATTCGTACTCGGGGCGCTTTCGGCCGCTTCGGTAATAATCACTCTTCGGCAGATCCAGTCACCAGGCAGCTCTACTCCTGGATTTATTTTTGGCACGCTGCCTTCAGGGGTTAACAGTTTCCTTCAGGTGGGTTCAGGCTTGACCATAAACTCCGCCGGACAGCTATCCGTGACTGGGATATCGCCAACATTCACGGATGCAGAAACGCCATCGGGTACAGTCAACGGAACTAATGCCACCTTCACCTTGGCGGCGGCTCCAGGCACGCCGGCTAGCCTGATACTCACGGTTAATGGCGTTGTGCAGATTCAGGGCTCTTCCGGCAACTACACGCTATCTGGTACAACGATCACTTTCTTGTCCGGATCGATCCCGCAACCCGGAGATGTGCTAATGGATTGGCATAGATGAAAGAAGTCGATAGGTTAAAAATTGCAAATCTTGCAAGCGCCCTACTCGATCTTCTAAGGTGCTTTCCGGAAGAGTGCGTCTGTCATAATTACTATCGTTTAATAGAACAGAAATTGGGTTACCGTTTCAAAGACCCGGACTGTTCTTACTGTAATAACGACCAAGAGATTGACGCCGCTAAAAAAGCGCTTGAGCACACCGAATACTGGAAGGAAATAAATGGTTAAGTTAGCCATTGGAGCGCTGGCCGCCGCGATTGCATTACACCAGATTAGCGGACTAGTGGTTACCTGCCAGAACGGGACATGCACGGCCAGCTTTAATTCCTCAGAGATAGCAACGCGGGGAATTATACAGTCTGGAGCCTGCTCTACGCTGTTCGCTTCCACGACTGGCAATAACGCAGGAACCTCGGCGTACACCGTGAGTGGAGCTCCACAGTGCCAGGCGTATTCCGATCTTTCGGCCGGTACCGCTTTCCTGTTCGTGCCCGACGTGGCGAATGGACCAGCAGCCTCGCTGACTATAGACGGACACGGACCTTACACACTCATGGCCGAAGACGGCCAAACTGAGCTTGCCGTTCAAGCACTGCAACCAGGATATGGTTATCCGATGTGGTTCGACGGATCAGTGGTGCGGATGCAAGCGCAGTGACAAGTATATTAGGCAAAAGTCCTCAAAACGTACCAGGTGCCTAATGGATTAGGCATTAACTAGCTGGAACGTTAAATCCAAAGTAAAATCGAGGCAACGGAGAAAGCAGAGTGACTCGTAGCGAGATCAACGACGCCGTTGTGGAGACACTGACGACAGTAAGGGAAATGAACGAGCGCTCCAAGGATCACGACCGGCGCCTGTCTGAGGTAGAGCGTAAACAGAACAAGGCCAGTGGAGCAGTGGCGGTTTTGCAGTGGATAGTGGGGGCGCTTGGATTGACCGAAGGTGGGCATATCTGGTGGAAACACTAAAGAGTCAGATCAACGCCGTGAGTGGCAACAGCCAGAACCATAAAGGCGTTGCGATAGAGGCCAAGCCCGAGCGCGACACTGGCACCGGTAATGTCCATGTTGACCATGGCCATCACAACGTCAAGAACGCAAAAAAACACGCTGATAAGCTTAGGAGTTCCTAGTGTCTGCCAAGGGCACCACCTACAAAAAGGGAGTAAAGACCGGAGGACGCAAGAAAGGAACCCAGAACAAAATAACCCAGCTTCTCAACAAGGGCCTTACTCAAGAGCAATTAGCTTCTGACAAAGTAGCTGCATGGTCGGTTTTAAGCGCGATCCGTGACGGGAACCTGTCGTGTTCAACGTGTCACGCAACCGGACGCACCACGGTTTGCCTTGAAAACGGTGAAACTACCACGAGGGTCTGTCAGAGTTGCGGTGGCGATCTCAGGGAACGCGTTAGCGCCAAAGATAGAGGCTGGGCGGCAGACCAGCAACTAAAGCGGCTGATGGCTGAACTTAAAGCCGTTGAGCACAGCGGCACAACCGGGACGATTGACTACGCATCGCTAACTCCTGAGCAGTGGGCGCAGATTGACCGCGCCGAGACGGTACTCGGCGATTTGCTCAAGGAATGACGTCGGCTATTGAGCTAGTGGCCGGTGCGCGCAAGTGGCGCTCGGTTCCATTCCGCACTTTGTTTCCAGAAGAAGGCTCACGTGCTAGGCGTCTCTACTCCAAGCATATGGAGTTCTTTACGGCCGGCGCGGAATTCAAGGAGCGGTTGTTTATGGCCGGAAACCGCGTGGGAAAGACAATCTCGGGAGCATTTGAGACGACCGCGCATCTCACGGGGCGCTACCCGGAATGGTGGCAAGGCAAACGTTTCGATAAAGCTACTGATGGATGGGCTTGCGCTGTGGACGGAAACACTAATTACGAGATCGTGCAGCGCGTGTTACTGGGCAAGACTCCAGAAGACGGCATGATTCCTTTCGATTTAATTATCGACAAAACAGCCGCCCGTGGCGGCAAGGCTGGATCGATAGATAGCGTGTGGGTTAAGCACGTATCCGGCAAGGCGTCAGTATTAGTGTTCAAAGCCTACGAGCAAGGCAGGCGATCATTTGAGGGTGCTGCTAAGGACTTCATTTGGGACGATGAGGAACCTCCAGCAGACATATACAGCGAGCAGATGTACCGGCTACTCACAACCAAGGGAATAATTTACACTACATTCACGCCGTTGCTCGGGCGATCCGAAGTAGTTAATGCTTTCTTGGAGCCTTCACCAGAATCAAAGAAGCTGAAGTGGTACGTACAGGCTGGATGGCGTGACGTTCCGCACCTTGACGAGGAAGAAAAGAAACACCTCGCAGCCACCACTAATCCTGCTGAACTTCAGGCGCGCATGAACGGAGAGCCGCGCCTTGGAGTCGGCACAGTCTATCCCATTCCTGAAGAAGAAATAATCATAGACACCAAGCCAATTCCGGATTCATGGCGGCGCGTATTCGCTATGGACGTAGGCTGGAATCGCACCGCTGTGCTATGGGGGGCACAAGATCCAGGCAACGGCCGCATTGTGTTATACGACGAGCATTACCAGGGATTTGGAGAACCGGCAAGTCACGCCAGTGCCATACGTTCGCGCGGCACATGGGTGCGTGGAGTAATCGATCCGGCGGCGCGTGGTCGCTCGCAAGTCGATGGCCGCCAGCTCTTGCAGATGTACGTTGACCTGGGTCTAACGCTCACGCCGGCCATAAACGCCGTAGACGCTGGGATTACGGAGGTATGGCAAGCGCTTGTTTCTGGGCAACTGAAGGTTCAGCGACATCTTGAAAACTTACTGCGCGAGTTCCGTAAGTACCACCGAGACGAAAAGGGACACGTCGTGAAAGAGGCAGACCATCTCATGGACGCCATGCGCTACCTGTGGATGAGTGGCCGAGAAATATTGACGCTGAATCCAAATCGGGAGCGCCATGAGTCCCCAGAGTCATATGACGGGAGGATGTTTTGAAATGGGTTCTGAATGGACATTGCGTCAGCGATATATTAAAAATCGCGGATTACCCCAAGAGCCTAAAGCAGCTTCTCCGGTCGGCTCACGATCACGGCAGAGGCGCGAGCCAGATATCGGAGGTCGGCGCGTTACGCTCGGAATGGTGCGCACCAGTATGGAGCCAACTGCGGAGAACTGCCCGCAGCGGTCAGCCTTTATAGATTCTGTTTTGGGAGAGCTTCGCTACGCATCGCTAACTCCTGAGCAGTGGGCGCAGATTGACCGCGCCGAGACGGTACTCGGCGATTTGCTCAAGGAATGACGTGGGCTTGAAGTCTGCAATACTACTACTATTGCTGACGGCTGTGTGTTTCTCGCAGGAAGACACGCTACGTCTTGAGGTCAATTTTGACAAGCACTGGGCTGCCTACTTATTCGCCAAGATCGGCTGCCCAATACCGGTAAAAAATCATGTTGTTCATTACGAACTAGGAGAATGTGACCTTCCAAGACAGATCCGGAGCGATGAATTCGTGCGTTCCTGCGAGCTGGCCAGGCAAATCTGGAACCTGTCAGGCGAATGCAAATAATTCACAGAATTGTGGAGTTATTAACAGGATTACAACTGGCTGGAACGCTCCTAGTAGTGCAGACTTGTATTCATGAAAAGCTTACTGAAAAGATTTGCAGGTTTTCTTCCCTTGGCCGGCCTAGCGCTTGCATCCTCGGCGCAGGCCGGTATATTTTCGGTGGTTACGTATCCGGTTCGCCATCCTGTCAAGAGCACCAAGAAAGTGTTTGCTGTAGCGACGTACCCGGTGCGGCATCCGGTCAAGACCGTAAAGTAGGCCATGCTGCTTTTTGCCGCACTTATCTGGGCTGGAGCTGCTACCGCTCTAGCTGGCTACGCGCACTGGCGCTTGGACCGGCAGGAGAGCACGCTCAAGGCTATCTTTCCTTCGATATCCAGGCGGTTGCGAAAACTTGAGAACGAGCACGTATCCTACGGCACCATTAATAACTTTAGCGCACTGAATAATGAGCAGGTTGATAACTACTTAACCAACTTCCCCAAATGGCCGTACGCTTAGCGGTGCTGTTATTCATCGGTATGTGCGTGGCCGCATTCGGCGCGCTGGTTTTAGAAACTTTTGAAAGGAAAAGATGAAGAACTTCTTTGTTACGGTTTGGCACTTGGCGCTAGTGGCTGGATCAGTGTGGTTAATCGGTAAGTATCCAACCTTGGCTCCAGTCATCGCTAGCACCGGCATCGCCGGCGCTGCTGTTGCGCCGAGTGTACTGCCGGCAGTAAATAGGGCTTCTTCCACCACTACCAAGTAGATGCTGGAGATCCAACCATTGGACCTAAGGATGCATAGCTACAGAGTGACCGGTAGGCGCCTCGTGGACATGCGTGAGGTTCGTGGCTATAGGCGTTCCGATTCCGACACAATCGAGCCAGTTCATGAGGACGAGGAGTGCTTGGCTTTCTGCTCAACATTAGCTTCCGCAGCGGTTCTGGCTGCGTTACGTAACGGCGTAGTGGAGGTGCTGCATTGGAATTGATCGTTGTCATCAGGAACGATTCCGGAACAATCGTTGGCAGCGCCAAGGCGCACTTCGATGCCGCTGAAGCAGAAGGCCCGGACAGATTCATGGACAAGCGCGTAGAGCCTGTTGTGCTATTGGCGCTAGGAGCCGTGCGCAACCACGGAAAAATGCCCGATCGCAGGCCGGTACCCGGGATGCCGCTGTGAAGCCGGTCTACAACCAGAACATCCCGGTTCAGCTGCGCCATATCAGGCCGTTAGGTGACCTGGTGTTAGTCAAGCGCATTCGTGACGAGTTCTACGACTCTCGGCGTCTGATCTGGATGCCAGATCTGAAGCGCTACCAGGAAGACGGAAAGCGAATCGGAGAGGTATTGATGTGCGGGCCTGGTGATCGGTTGTTTGTGTGGATGTGCTGGAAATGTAGGCCATCGGGAGCCACAACACTAAGCACGTTCATGGCTCCTCCTAAATGTAAAGCGTGTGGCAATACCTCCCTGGAACTGGTGGCCCAGCAACGTCACGCCATGAACTGCAAGCCCGGAGACCGCATACTGTATGATCGCTCTCCCGCCAACGACGTACAGATCGACGGCGAGAGCTACACGTTCCTGCACGAGCAGCAGCATGTTCTGGCGGTGTTGTCCAAGCCGCGAAAGGGCCGAAGCGACAAGGGAATTAAGCGCGGCCCATACTGCAAGCGCGATAAGACCTCACTGATAGCGGCGGCGTGAACATGGAGGCATGTAACGGTTTGGCATCCTACGAAAACGGAGCAACGCGCAGTATCGACACGGAATCGCTGGACTACGAAGGCTTCCTGTCCCCGGCCGTACTTGAGCGCTACGCGCAGTATATCCACAAGCACCGTTTCATGAAAGACGGAACGCTGCGTGATTCAGATAACTGGCAGCTTGGCATTCCACTGTCACGCTTCATGAAGTCGATGTGGCGCCACTTCCTAGAGGTTCACTTTTTTCACCGCTCCGCCTACTCTCGAAACACTAGCGGCAACACGCGCGAAGAAGCTTTGTGTGCCCTGCTGTTCAACGTAATGGGCTATCTCCACGAGCTGCTTAAACATAAGGTGCACGACTTGAAGCGCTGTGATGCCGAGATAGAGCGTTGCGAAAAGCACGCGCTTACAGATGACGCTAGCACCGGTCCATTGCTAGGCCTTCAGGATTGGTCAGAAGAAAAGCGGAGGATCATAGACCAGGCATGATTGAAATTTTGGACGATACAGGAACTGCGGTGAAGACAAGCGCGAGCTGGCAAGAACCGCGTGGTGGTCATTACTTCGGATGGCTGACGGCTGACGGTTTTTGCACGGTCAGAATTGAACACGTACAGGCTATAAGCCCATCTGCTCATCGGCGCGACCAATACGTAGTGTTGATGTTGCACGGAGTTGCATTGACAATCGGAGATCAGGATGCCCTGCGCCTGATGAAACGCCTTGGCTGGGTCGAACCAGGAGGCAAGAAAGTAAACGAGAGGACAAACTGAAATGGCATCACGCAAAGGCGAAACGGTAGGCGTAGAATTCAAGCCGGCCACTGGCGGCATAATCAGCACCACGCACATGCGCTTTAAGCGCGGCGGACAGGGTGGAGGTCCCGACTTCGATCACGAGCACGAAGAAGCCGTGCATCCAACTATGGAGCATGCCGTAGGTCACCTGCGTACCACGCTCGGTGGCGTGTTTGGCAAGAGCGAGACCGAGCCGGTAAAGGGCGAGAGCGCCAAGGAAGAGCCAAGTGGCGAGGAATAGCGACATTCAGGGCAGCGCTGAACCGTAGCCCTGACTACGTGGCCAGCTGGAGCCGTTTCCTCCTTTTAGGCTCAGTCGGACAGCTGGCCACGTCCCAAACAATGGGATTAGATATTGCAAAGATTCGGGCTAGTCATAAGAGATATAACCAGAGCCCAAAAGGAAAAGCGCGAAAATTGCGCTATAACCAGAGCCCAAAAGGAAAAGCGCGAAAATTGCGCTATAACCAGAGCCCAGAAGGAAAAGCGGCACAATCGCGCTATGACGCTAGCTCAAAAGGTAAAGCGAGAGACGCGCGCTACCGAAATAGCGGCGGCCGGGAGCAGGAAAAATTTAAGAAGCTTTCAAATCGGAGACTAAAGCGCATTCAGGAGCGAATGATTTAATGTCCCATAAAAACCAAGAGGAAGTTAGCTCGACGGCCGCGTATCTAGAAAAGATCCACGCCTCGGCCCCCAAGGATGTAGTCAAGATCCATGGTGGCATGAAACATGACCATCAGCTCAAGTACCTCAACGTGGAGTTCAGTCCCAAGCAGTACAAGACAATCGAGCTGATCGCGCTGACGGATGTGCAGTTTGGGCACCTTTCTTGTAACGTGCCACGGTTCCTGGAGTTCCGTGATTGGATTCTGTCAATACCGAACCGCTTCGTGTTCTTTCTTGGCGACATGGTGGACGCCGCCACTGCTATCAGCGTGGCCAGCCCGTACGAAAACACCGAGGAGCCGCAAGGTCAGGTCTTCAAGTTTATAGAGCTGGCGCTACCGCTAAGGCACAGAATTATCGGTTACGTTGGAGGCAACCATGAGCGCAGGTCTGTTAAGACGTTTGGTGACCTGGGTCGCCTTATAGCTACTCTTTTGCGAGTTCCTTATAGCGCCGGTAAGCAATTTGTGGACATTCACTACGGCGAGCACAAGCCATTCAAAAATAGTCTGTGGCATGGCGGCACAGGTAGCCGCACAAAGGGAGCTAAAGCTCAGATGCTCCACAGATTCATGGCTCAAGGCGATTCACAGGTTTACTGGGTGGGGCACCTACATGATGTTCTTGTGCTATTCGACTGGCGCGAGCGTCGAAAGAATAGGCGCATACATCTTGAAAAGTTCGCCGGCGTCATGTCGAGTAGCTTCTTGGACCACTACGGTACCTATGCGGAAGTTATGGGCATGGCAGCAACGGACACGATGATGGGGCGCGTAATTCTGGAGCCAGATGGACGCTGGGAACTTACGCTTCGTTGATAGAAAGCACTGGGGCATTACAGATGACGACGAGTGCCCTTGGGACAATCTTGTAGCGAACTGGTTTAGCGTTAACTTGCTGGAACGATCAAATCATGAAAAGCTAGATATAGAGCAGTAACACCCAAAGGCAACCCTTCGAAGGGGGTTGGACTCCTAGTAGCACGAGGTCCCAATAGTATGGACCTGTCAGTCACTAGCGGTTCAGCCCCCTTTGCTTTTGGGTAAAATAATGCCAGAGCGTATAACAAGAGACGCCGCTTTTCACGAACTAGCGCTGAAACGCTACGATCAGGCCAAAACTGCGTGGTCTGACATTCGCGAAGACTTCGAGCTTGATCTACGTTACGCGTGGCCGCGCAAAGGCCATGGTCAGTGGGACCCCGAGATTGAATCCGCCCGCGAGAACGCAGACCTTCCAGCACTAACGTTCAACGAACTTCACCCGCACGTGCTTCAGGTTGTAAACCGCGCGCGTCAGGAGCGCCCGCAACCTAAGGTTACCGCCGGCGACAAAGGCGACCCGGACACGGCCGATGTAATCGAGGGCAAGCTTAGGCATATCCAGTACGCCAGTCAAGCGGATGTGGCCTACGATACGGCCGTTGTCTACCAGGCGGCTGGAGGGTGGGGCTTCTACGATGTAACGCTCGAATACATCGACGACGGCGATACTTTCATCCAAGAGCCGCGCATTAAGCGCGTGCAAGACCCGATGTGTGAGTATCCTGACCCGGGCGCGATAGAGTCCGACTTTTCTGATGCCAAATGGTGGATCTCCCGCTACTGGATGGACAGAGATGCCTTCAAGGAGCGCTTCAAAGAAGAGCCGGTGGAATTCGAAGCTGGAACTTCTGAGGACTGGTCCAAAGAAGAGCAAGTCTGTATTGCAAAATACTGGACGCTCCAAATAAACGAGCGCCGCAAGGTCCAGTTGGCGGACGGAACCAGCGGTTTCGATGATGAAATAGACTTCGAAGAAGCTGACGTGGTTAACGAACGCCCGACCTTTGAGCGCACCGTTTACTGCGACATTATCGACGGCGAAAAAGTGCTGCAAACCACAGAATGGGCTGGCGCGTGGATTCCAAAAGTTCCAGTTCTTGGAGCCGAGGTAGTAGTTAACGGCAAGAGGCAATTCATCAGCATAATCCGCTACGCGCGCGACCCACAGAAGCTTGAAAACGCCTACCTGTCGAAGGTTGCCGAGAAGATAGGTTCGGCCATGGACGGTCACTACATTGGGTTTACGGGCCAGTTCAAAGACAAGAAGTGGCGCAGCGCTAAGCCGCAAAAATACTACGAAGCCGAGCCGTTAAACGTGTCAGGACAGCCATCCCCGCTTCCTAGTTGGATAGCGGTTGATCCACAAATTCAGGCCGCTTCTCAGGCCGCACTTCAGATGCGCGATTCTATCCGCGCGGCAGTTGGCTACAACGACAACATCATACAGCCAAGTCATGCTGACCTATCCGGCGTAGCTATCACGAAGCGCGGTGAGCAGCAAGAGCTGACAAATTACCACATCATGGACAACCTGGAGCGCTCTCAGTATCACTGCGCTAGGATCTGTCTCGATCTAGAAAAGAAGCTAGAAAACGAGCCGCGCGCCATGAAAATTATGGGGGCGGATCGCAAGATATCGACTGTTGCCGTCACAGCCAAGAACGAAGATGGTCAGGTACCTCTCGTTCCTGGTATGGAAAACCAGAAGCACCATCGCTTTGACATCGGAACCTATGACCTATCGGTAGAAAACGGTCCAAGTTATCCATCCAAGCGCGCAGAAATGCGCGAAGAAGTGCAGGTGTTGATTGAAACGAATCCCCAGCTTGCCCCTGTCTACCTGGACATCTTTTTCGACCTCATGGGCTATGCTGAACTTGCCGAACGTGCCAAGCTTCTCTTGCCGCCGGCTATTCAGCAAGCTCAGCAGGCTAAAGCCCAAGGCATTCCTCCGCAAGTTGCCCAGCAATTAGCGCAACAGACTCAGCAAATCCAGCAATTAAAATCACTGGCCATGCAGGCATTACAAAAGCTTCAGACCAAGCAGGTTGAGCAACAAGGCCGCCTAGCCATAGAGCACGTCAAAACTACTGGACAGGTCATGGTCGAGGGAATGAAGCAGCAACATCAGGCCGCGGCGCACATGTCGGACATGAACATGGAAGCAATCGGAAAGTTGCTTGAGATGCTTCACGAAAGCGAGTTAACTCCAGACCCGGCGCAAATGGCTGCTGGAGCGGCCGGCGGTGGTAACGCCCCGGCCGGCCCCGCCGGTAACACAGGAGCCATTCAATGAGCCAGTCAATCCTAAATAACAACGGTGTGCAGTTGGCGGCCAACGCTGTTTTCTCTTCCGGCTGGCTTTCTAATGATCCGGATTGCCCAAATATTGCGATTACGGTACAGAGCGATCAGCCCGGCACACTGATTTTGTTCGAGCGCACCGGGGACGCCTCGGTAATACAGACGCTAAAGGTTCCGATCTCTGGAGGTAGCGGCGCTAACGTAGAGGGCGGTAAGCAGCTGGTACCGGCCACGTTCTTGATGCCAGCGCTGCGCAACGAATCCTTCCTGATCCAGTACATCAACGGCAACGCGGCCACTTCGCAATTTTCGATTACGTATAGCTCGAACGGTGGCGGAGCCGGGCATATCGAGGATTTGCGCCTGCTGTGGATGATCGTTAAGGAATTGCGGGCCATATCGGTTTTGATTGCAAGCCTCAAAGAACCAGTCACCGCGCAAGTGAATATTCCATACGGGCCAGACCCGCAAATACCAACCTAGGAGAAAATAACAGTGTTATCAGAAGTAAGAGTACAAACGACCGATTTAGTGGGCGGAGAAGGCCAAGTAGGACCGCTCAGGGCTGGAAAATCTTTCGAATTGGCAACGATGGACGCGCACGGGCGCTACTACGATGCTGTTCGGCGTGGAAACGTATTTGAACTTTCCAACACCGCCGTGCAGGCGCTCAGCGTCGGCAGCACGACCGCAACCGGATTGATCCTTTACAACCCATCTGGCTCCGGAAAGAATCTTGTAATCCTGGATTTGCTTATCGCCCAGGCGACTCTTCCGGCGGCGCAATTCACTTACCAGCTTCTAGCTGGACAGCAGGTCACTACCCCTACTACCACAACGGCACAGGCTATCCAGAGCTCTTACTTCGGAAAATTCTCTGCCGTTTCTGCGGTTGCTCTTGGTTATTCGGCGGCCACCGTCACCTCCGTTTCCGCCGTAATGCGCAACATACCTGGCGGCGGCGCGGCGACGGAGGCCAGCCAGCTAACGCCGGTCTTTATTCGCGACGAAATCGCCGGGCAAATCATCATGGCTCCGGGCACGCAGATCAGCCTGCAATCGCTCACGACGGCTGTTTCGGTGCTAGCGACCATCGTGTGGGAAGAGGTACCGGCGCTCTAATTCGATGCGAAGAATAGCCATACTATTAGCCGCGTGTCTTGCGGCTAAAGCTCAATCAGTCACTCAGTCAATGCAGCCTCTAGGCTCCAGCGGGAACTACGTCATTACTTTCAACTGGACCGCTGGGCCTACTGGGTCTGTGCCGATCACGTTGGCGCAATTTACAGCCAACGTACAGGGCTATCACATGATGACAATTGAGACAGTTCCGGGCACTCCGGCACCGACATCTGGCTACTCGATAACGCTACCAGATTTTGCATCCGGAGACCTAGCCAGCGGACAACTTTCAAGCTTATCGGCGACCGCGACGGCTTTCTTTGCGGCCTCCACTGCGTCACCGCCAATCACTGGCTCTTTCAGTCTAAAAATTAATGGACAGAACGTTGCCAACGCGCAGGGTAAGGTACTGATCTATCTTGGACCGGTGACGTTTGTTAATGCGCAGGCAGGCAGCCCTGGACCGACTGGACCGGCAGGACCGGCAGGGCCGGCTGGAAGCGCTGGCGGTGCGGCATCGGCAGCTAATTACGTTTGGTCGCAGACGCCTGGTGGAACGCTCACTGCCGGCGTATCAAATACCGTCAATCTTTCTCCCTGTCCTACTGGCGTTGCTGGTAGCGAATCGGCGTTGTATGTGTATATCTCCGGCGGTACTGGCACGGCAGAGGCCACGGCGGTGACGGGCGGTACGTGCACCTCCGGGTTGGCGGCCGGCGGAACCATCATCTTCACTCCGGCAAATAATCACAGCGGCGCGTTCACGATTGGAACCGCCACTGCTGGCGGACAAGAGGCGGCGTACGCCAATCCGGCCGGGGCTATCACGTATCCGGCCGGCACAAACGCGATATTCGCGCCATTGACGCTCTCGCCTCCCACTACGGCCAGCTCCCTAACGTGCGCGAGCTGGGGGTCGATCATTGAACTGAGCAACGCCACGCAGATAGGCGTCCAGATGTTTAGCTCCAATCCTTCGTCGGTAATTGGTTGTTACTTCGAAAGCTCGGGAACTCAGACTGGCGGATCTGCAATCCAGGTTGGCAACGGAAGCACTGACAATAGCTTCGGAGCGCGCATTTCCAGAAATAATTTTCAGGAAATGTACAACGGCGTAGTAGTCACAGCCGGTGCCGACTGGAACCTCACGGACAATATTTTCAGCAGCTCAAATGCGGATCTCATAATCGAGAATGTTGTTAACAGCGACCAGGGCGACAACTATATAGCAGGTAACGCCTTTGAGGGATTCGGGGCGGAAACCGTAGCGGCAATCGAGTGGCTCAGCGGGAGTGGGGTTAAGTTCGTTGGAAACAAGATAGTGGCTACGTTCCCAATCGCTGTTGACCTTGTCTGTAACGGCTCTGCGTGCAGTGACATCATAATCGCCAATAATTCAATCGAGAGCTATGGAACCACCGGCATCAACATCGCCAACTCCGGCGGGACTCTCGTTAATGTTCAGATTGAGTGTAACCAGCTCGCTGGTGGCGCAACTAGCGTTGCAATCTCTCTTGCCGGGGCCAGCGGACATTCAGTATTGCAAACCATCATTAACGGTAACACGATGAGCAGCGGCGAAACGTTTCTCGCTCTAGGAGAATTCGCGGACGATATAAACGTCACCAATAACTTGGCAAATTTGGGGTCTAGCGCTCTCGGCGCTTTCATCGTAATGAATTCAGCCAACGCAGCGCAGCTGCAAGTTGCAAACAACAATATTGTTGGAAACAGCGCGACTAATCCGTACGGATCTCTGCAGGGAATGCTTTTGACTCAAATCGGCGGAATGACCGGGGTCGAAGTTGCGATTCCTCAAGCCGACCTACCGGCATCAGTACAGAACGGCTCTAAGGTTTTGGCTTTGGCTACCGCCGCCTCCACTCCATGCACGGCAGGGGCAACGGCCGTGATTGCAACTTTCGTTAGCGGGGCATGGAATTGCCTCGGCTATTAGTTTGATGTCTAGCCCACGCGCGGGGCTTTAAGCGGCGCGAGCGGTTGCAGTGCGTAAGTTCTGGCGGCGCACCCCAGATATTACAGATCACTACTGAGGTGCGCATTTTGGATACAGCGACTATCGAAAAGCCGGTTTCGGAGGCCCTGAGCTTCGAGGAGCACCGCGCGCTACGGGCTTCCAATAAATCGGATACGGATACGCCTACCGAAAACAGGGCGAAAGAATCGGCACCGCCGGCCAATAAGCAGGCGAATACTCCCGAGGATAAAACCGAAACTGCCGCGAAAACGGGGATCGCGGAAACAAATAATCAGGAGCAGAAGCCTAAACGTGATCGCAGCACTGAAGGGCGTATCAAAGAACTCGTAGCACAGGGCAGAATCGAGGAAGCGGCCAAGATCTGGGATGCGGCCAACGCAAAGCGCGAAAAGGAACGCGCGGACAAGCTTGAGCAAGAATTGCAAGAATACCGGACTCGCAAACCGGAAACCACAAGCAAGCCAGCGGTCGAGCAACCTAAAGAATCCAAGCCGCCAGAGAGTCAGGCACCTAAGCTGGGTGACTTCGTTAAAGATTCAAAGTACACCACGTACGAGGAAGCCCACGAAGCCTGGATAGACGCGCGAGACGATTACCGGGATACGAAGCGCGCGGAAGAGAAGCGCCGTTCGGATCAGCAACGGCAGGAGGCAACAGCTAGCGAACACCTCAAAACTAAGGTGACGGAAGCTAGGGCCAAATACGCCGACTTTGATCAGGTTGCCGGGGAAATAGGCCTGGGCTACGACCCGCCATCGATGCGCCAGTTCATTCAAAAGTTCAACGATCCAATGGGTTTGTTGTATTACCTCGGAACTAACCAGGAGGAGCATAGGCGAATCCTTGCTGTCTCCGATCCGGTAGAACGTTGGGCCGAGCTGCGCTTTATAGAAAAAAGGCTGAGTGGAACTCCTGAAAACAAGACACCCACGGTAGTGCGAAAACCTTCGCCGCCGCCGCAAACTTTTGGCGGTAGCGAGCGCCCGGCCCCAAAGAGCACGGCAGAAGCTAGCTCCTTTGAAGAGCATCGCAAGCTGCGCAAGCAGCTGCTCCACGCATAACCCGTAAACATACAGGAGAAATTTGTGGCAAACCAACTTTTAACCCGGCAGGAGATCACGCGTGAATCGCTGATCGTGCTGGAAAACGAAACAGCAATGGTCCCAAACGTCTACCGCGACCTTGACCAGGAATTTGGAAAGAAGGGCGGAAAGATCGGTGACACCATCTACGTGCGCAAACCCCCGCGCGCCATCGGGCGTGACGGCCAAGCGTATCAACCCGAGGGCATGACGGATACGCAGGTGCCGGTAGCCATCAACCAGCAGTCCGGCGTGGATTTCGAGTTTTCAAGTGCCGAGAAATTCTTATCGCTAGACGACTTCAAGAACCGCTATCTGGAGCCGTACATGATCGCTCTGGCCAACAAGCTGGACTTCCGGCTTGCGCTCACCGCGATGCAGAATACCGCGCAGTTGGTCGGAACTCCTGGTAGCACGCCTGGACTCAGCTCCACGGACGCGTTCCTGATCTATTCGCAGGCCAATCAAAGGCTGACCGAAATGGCTTTTCCGCGTAAGGATCGTTGCTTCATCATTACGCCTGGTATGGAGACCGGATGGAACGATTACGCTAAGCAATGGTTCAACCCGTCCGCGCTTATCGGAGAGCAGTGGTTGAAAGGCGAAGTTAACGGACGCGCCTTAGGCAACCGCTGGTATGTTGACCAGAACACTCCGACTCAGACCCTTGGCCTGTTCGGTGGAACCCCGACTATTACATCGACCGGAGCCAACCAAACCGGAACTTCTATATTGACATCAGGTTGGACCGGCTCTACCGCTGTCCTGAATACCGGCGACGTCGTCAATTTTGCCGGTTGCTTCAGCGTTAACCCGCAGTCTCGGCAGAGCACGGGCGTATTGCAGAATTTTGTTATACAGAACCAGGTAACCTCGGCTTCCGGCGGCACGGCAACACTTGTTGTGACTCCGGCCCTGGTTCCGAGCGGCCAATTTCAAAACGTTTCGGCTTCGCCGGCCGCTTCTGCCTTGATCCAGTGCTACAACACCTCTGCTGCCGGACAGTCAGCCCTTTCAGGGCTCAGTCTGCCCCAGGGCCTGTTGTTCCACAAGCAGGCGTACGCCTTCGTCAGCTTTCCTGGCGACGTTCCGGACGGGGTTGACATGGGCTACGAAGACCGCAACCAGGAACTTGGCGTGTCGCTGCGCTTTGTCCGCATCTGGGACGGATATCGCGACATGTGGATTAACCGTTTCGATGTGTACTACGGCATCGGCATTCTCTATCAGGAAGGTGGTGTTCGAATCACGAACTAGTTCGCTATTCGATAAATTCCATGGAAAACACTATGAAGCATGCGTTGAAATTCTTGGTTCTGATGGTTGGCTGCATCGGCGTGAGCCGGGCTCAAATCGCCACCACTCAGACAACCTTCTCGGCGGCTGTTACCGTCACTGGCCCGGGCACTCAGGGCGTTACGGCCGTGCAACTAGCGAGCTGCACGGCCACCGTGCTAGAGGGAGTTACCACTGTCGGTACGTTCATCTTCGCAGACCAGGAGGCCATGCAGATTACAGGGCAGAGCACTTTGTCCGGCACGATTGGCGGCTCAGGCGCTTGCACCGTGCAGGTCAAGCGCGGGCAACTCGGAACGATACAGAGTGGCCACACCACGGCCGCTATCGTTTGGGTCGGGTACCCGGCGGCCTCAACAGGAGATCCTTCGCGACCGTTCAGCCAAGGCGCTTTCGTTTCGTTTGCCCCGGGAGGCTCCTGCACCGCCGCGTTGCAATATCAGCTACCGCTGATTGTGACCGGGACCGTGCAGGCTGGTAACGCCGGGGACCTGGTGACATGTCAGGACGGAACGTGGGTCACTTATACCCCGTTGGCTTACCCCCCCACCACGGGCTTCAATGGGACCTTTGGACCTTTGATCCCGGCTTACGCTAATCTGGCCGCCGGTACCATGGCCACAGACACCACTGACATTAGCGGTCAAGAGTGGTTCACCTCCGTGAATGTTCCGTATGGAGCCGTCCTTACCGGGGCGTGCTGGCTGAATGGAACCGCCACTACTGACAAGATCCTGGTAGTTCTGTGGGATGCCACCGGAGCGGTGCTAGCAAACAGTGCTGTCGCTGGTGCTGTTCCCGGAACCGCGTCGGTCTACAATTGCCAGGCTTTCACCGCTACTATCCGCGTGGCTCCAGGCAAGTATTATGTCGGCATTCAGGGCAACGGAACAACTGCTGCCTCATTTTGGACCATCGATACCGGACTCGTTCCCAAGGGACTCGAAACCGGATTGGTGGCGGCTGGGACGTTCGGTACGGTAATCCCGATACCGGCGGCTAATCTTGGAGCTTTCACTTCGGCCACCGGGCCGTTCGTGTACCTGTATTAGAAGTCTGATGGATGAACCCTTCTCATTCACCGAGGCAAACCGGCGTGGGGTGGAATCGTGACCGAATGGGCCACGCCGGTCCAGAAAGAATAACTAATGTCAGAATCGAAACCATTTCCTAGCCACGATGAGACAGCGCTGAATCACCTCGGCGTTGCGCGCCAGACTGGTGAGTATCCTAAGTTGGTTCGTCACCAAAACGGTAGTACGCGCGAAGCGCGCGACTCACACGAGGAAGCCACGTTTCGCGCCAACGGGTATTACGCACATCAAATGCATAGCATCCGTGAAGCCAAGCCGGAGTCAGTAGAAAATGAGCCAGATGAAAGCCGAAACCAGGAACTCGTTGCCTAGTAGCGAATTCGGCATGCCGGGAGAACGTAAGTATCCCATGCCGGACAAGTCGCACGCCGCTAACGCCAAGGCGCGGGCATCGCAACAAGAGTCCAATGGCAACATAACGGCGTCTACCAAGGCCAGTATTTACGCTAAGGCAAACCGCGTATTGGGTCACAAGAACGTTAGAAACGCTGAATCTCACAGCAAAAAGCTGATGCACGAATAGGAGCAGAATGACAGGATTTGACTACCAGCAAGATCAACAGACATCCATGAAGGATGTCCATGAGGTCTTGAGTAAACTACGGCCGGCGCGCAACTCTAATCCGCCCGTGTTCGTTATCAACCAAATGAAGCAGGTTACCGCCAAGAACGGTGGGTATCCCATATTTCTCTACCACGAGCGGTTGGACCCGGTACAGGCTCTTACGGAGGACCAGGCCTCGGAACTGAAGGGCTTTGGCTATGTGGAAACGTACATCCCAAAGAGCTACCCAAAGTACATTTTCCGCCGCAACTTCGAAGACAAGTTCAAGCTACAGAAAGAGGATGGTACTAACAATATCATCAACCACGAGTACGTTGAGACTCGCCTGATTCGCGATGCCAAGCACGAAGTTGAGGTACGCGCCGAAAAGCGGCGCTCTAGCCATGGTCCGTGGTGTGACAGCATCGCCGATATCGAGCCCATGCCCGATGGTGTGGATGAGCCCGATCCGGTAAAGATCGCGCGGCTCGAAGCGACTGTTGTGGCCATGGAGAAGCAGCGCGCTCAGGTTTCCGAGGCGATCACTACGAAGGTCGATAAGCGAACGCGCGAATACAAGGAATCGCTGGCCGTAGCTAGCGAATAATTCAAAGGCCGGCGCGCGGGCCTAACCAGCGCGGATGTAAGGTGCGAATTCCGGTAGCGCACGCCGGGTTGGAGCGCTAGCGGATGGCAACCACACTGACACTGACTCAGGCTGCAACAGTGGCCGCGCAAGAGATTGGCGTGTTGGACTCTGGCGAGAGCCTGTCAACACAGCAGCTCGCTGATGCACTCGTTATTGCGAATGATCTTCTGGCCAGCTGGTATAGAGCGCAGGTCAACACGCTTGACGTCCTAATCACCGAGCAAACCAAAACCATAAGTGTACTTGTAACGGCGTTCCTGTTATCGGCTGGGACCTATACGCCTGGTATTTTTGCTCCCAGCGCCGAGCCAGCCTTTCCGGATACCACAACGCCGATCACTTTGCCGGACGGATACGACCGCACGCTGAAACTTGCGCTTGCTGTGGATATGGCTCCGCAGTATGACATGACGGTCTCCAAGGAACTGCTGGCAAGCCTGCAAGAAGCAAAGGCGGCGGTGAATCTTAAACCTGCCGGCAGCCCAACACCAACGCCTGCTTAGGAGAAAAATGAGATTGCTTTCACTACTTCTTGCCTGCGCGACGATCTGCTGCGCGCAAACAACCACGTCTAGCGCAACCGCGCAAGCGGCCTTTGACACTGCTTACTGGGCATCCCAGCCTCCAGCGGTAGCGGCATGTAAGACGCCATGCACGCAGGCGCAGGCCACTACGCTGGCGGCTGACGGATATTCGGTGGATGTACCTATAGACGTGTGGGGTTGGGATGCATTCGAGACGATGACGCTGCGCGCTCAGTTCGGCTACACGTGGGTACCAGCTTTGGGACAAACGCCAATCTGTGCTGCTCCGGGATTGGTCTATCCGGGCTGCCCGGCTTACAATCCCAACGCTCCCCCGGCTGGCTCTATACTTGTCAGCACCAACCCAGCCAACTATCCACCCTTTCAGCCAGCGCCGGTCAACACCGCGCCCGCGCCAATCTCGTACGTCGGTGGTCTTAACTTCGGCTGTGTCTATATTGATCTCGCTGGTGATCCAGCTATTAATGGCGCACAAGTTGTAAAGAACGGACAGACGTTCACTCTTTCCGTGGTAGCTACGCCTTTCGGCAACGAGCGTTGGTACACGCTAAACGGATGCCAATGACCAAGCTGAAGTGCCTCAGTGGCCACGTATATAAGCACTCTCCTTTGGATGAAGATGAATTCCGGTGGGAGTGCGTGAACTGCGGAGAAGTGCGGCCATATGGCGAGCATGACCCGCGCACAAGACAAGCGCGGCTAGCAGTGATTGGTGAGTTAGCAGAATTCAAACAGAGACACATTAATGAACAAACCAACAGCGGATCTGAAGCGGAACGCGCTGGATTTCTTATATAACCTGGACCGCGCCGGAGCGTCACTATTCGGAGCACCGCCGCAAGAGACCATCTCTTCCGAGATCGGCCGCGCCGCCGTGCGCGGGGCTTGGTACGGCAAGGCTGGACGCTTTGTGTTGGACCACATTCAAAAAGACCACTGCGAAAACGCCGTGAAGCGCGCAGATGCTTTGGACGCCACGGCGAAAGGACTCGGCATCGGCTAGAAAGGATCAAACATGGAAACACTGGTAATTATTTCGGTTGTTTTGGCTACGGTTGGAGCTGTTCTTGGGGCAGCCAGCTTCGCCTTAATCCTTAAATTAAAGCGGTAGATGATAGTCACGCCACAACAGCTAATCTATGGCGCATTGCGCGACCTTGGAGAGCTGCGCCCGGCCCAGAACACCTCGGCGGATGCTCTGGCTGACGCGCTGGCGCAGTTAAACAACGTGCTGGACCTGTGGCTGACGGACGAGCTATGGGTGCCGTTCGAGACCATCACAGATTACCAGCTGGTGGCTGGTCAACAGTCCTACACGATTGGTGGTCCCACTAGCGGGGCCAACTTTACCACCGGCAGGCCGACTGGCGTAACTGCCGCCACGATCATCCTGAACACCACGACGCCATCGGTGCGCTTTCCTATCGATATCATCGACGGTAAGGAATGGGAAAGTATCCGCGTTCAACAGATCCCGACAGCGATTCCGCTTCGGATGTACTACGACCTCAACTATGATCCGGTTGCCGGCATAGCAACCATTTACCTTTGGCCCGGGCCGCTCTCGAACTACCAACTTGAGCTTTTGGAGTGGGGACAGCTTCAGCAATTCGCGAGCCTATCGTCCACATACAACGTGCCTCCAGGCTATGCGCAGGCGCTACGTAAAGCTCTGGCCGTGGAGCTTTCGCCGGCCTTTACGCTATATTCCAAGCTGCCAAAAGAACTAATTGCTTCGAATCTCGCACAGGTCACGCAGCAGGCGCGCGAGGCCAAGGCGATGGTACAGACCTACAATGCTCCGGATGCGCTGTTGCAGTGCGATCCAATGTTCAGGGCTGCCTCGCGCAAGGGTAGCTGGAATTACGCCATCGGGGATTACGGTAGCGAAGCCTAAATGCCGACACAGAATAACTTTGGCTTCTGCGGACCAACATACCAGGCGCTCTCGCCGGTGTTGGACGCGGAGCGTTGCATCAATCTGTATCCAGAGACGGCCGAAAGCGGTAAGCCAAAGCAGCAGATTGCGCTAGTCGGCACTCCTGGACTATCGCCAATCAATGCCGGCACGCCGCTTCCAGGGCAGGTGCGCGCGCTGTGGGCTGGCAACGGCAGACTGTTTGCTATATCCAGCAACCATGGTTACGAGGTAAGCCCCTCCAGTGGCGCAATTATAACGGACTACGGAGCCATGACAGGTGATCCTGGAGGCGCAACATCTTTTGGATATCCGTGCCAGATCAGCGCCAATTTTGGAGGAAACAGCAACCAGCTCTTCGTCCACAACAGCTATAGCGAGCAGATTTACCAATTCAACACCACTGGGCCAGCAATGACCCAAATACTAACGAACGGAACTAATGTAGGGGCTACCGCGATTGAGTATTTAGACGGCTTCACGGTGGCAATTCTTGGTGGAGCTGCGCTGCCGAGCGCAACGCAACCCAACGCTATAGCTGTTTCCAATTTTGGCGACGGGACTACATGGCAGCCACTCAATTACGTGGTAATGGCCGGCTACCCACAGCTCTATACGCAACTCAAGGTCATCAATGGCCAGCTGTGGATTTTCGGTCAAAAAGCCATCGAGGTCTGGTATGACGCAGGTAATCCACTATTTCCGTTCGTGCGTTACCAGGGTGCCACAATCGACCACGGACTCCTTGCACCTTTCTCTGTAGCAAAGATTGCTGGTACTGTCATGTGGCTTGGAGCAGACGAGCGCGGCTCGGCACGGGTTTACATGGCCAACGGATTCAATGCCATTCGGGTTAGCACACCAGGCATCGAGGCCATCATAAATGGCGTCAACGCGCCACAGGTGGTTTCTTTCTCAACCACCGCATTCCCCTACGAAGAGAATGGCCACAGCTTCTATGTCCTGAACCTGCCGAGCAACGGACTCAGTAGCGGGGCCTCGCTGGTATACGACACGGAAACAAAGCTCTGGCACGAACGTTACTACAACAATAGCGGCGCTTTCGCCACACCACGGCCGTGGTGTTTCGCATGCGTTAGCTCGTTACAGGGAGCGAGCCCGCTACAGGCTGATAATTTTGTCGGGGACTATTACAGCACAGGACTGATTTACAGGATGAGTACGGCCATCACAAGCGATAACAATGTGGCCATTATCCGCCAGCGGACCGCGCCGCACGTCGCTAATAGCAACCGATTCTTGAAGCACAAGAGCCTAGAAATCGACGCCGATATCGGAACAGCGCAACTCAAATTAGCCTATTGTAACGACGGTGCGCGCGCCGGAACTTTTCCAATCTCGTTCGGTCCAGTGTCGGCCAGCACAAACGACAGCAGCCCGGCCGGAGCCGCTGCTTTCGGGAGGTTCAAATTTTATCAGCTTGGCAGGTCTCGCGATCGCGTGTATCAGGTGACCATAACGGACGCCAATAACCCGATCCGGCTGATTGGAGCCTACCTGGACGCTGAACAAGGAACCGAAGACTAATGAGTAGCGCTCCAAATAATCTGGTGGGCCTGACTGCCCCGCCGCACACTCAACCAATGAGTGGCGCCGGCGGACCATGGGCGGCCCACTTTCAAAATGCCTACTCGCGCGCCGCCAAGACCCCGCCGCTGATTCGCGACACTCATGCCAACCGCGCAAATTACTTGGCTGGCAACTACATCACACAGCCAGTGCAGAGCGCCGCTGGAAGCTACACGGCAAACGTTGAGGGCGGATTGTACTACGAGACGGACCGTGGCGTTTATTACGTAGCGCGAATGGTCTCTAACGTAGCCACGTGGGTTTACCAATCAGGATACATGAGCGTGGTGCAGGCAAGTCTTCCAACAGGTCTTGGAGCCAGCGATGCCGGATTCTTAGCATGGGTCACCGACTACGGCCACATCTTACAGTGGAGCGGTTCCGCTTGGGGCTGGGCGCCCGGAGAGCAAGGCAGCGGCATGGATGTGTTTTTCGAGGTTGATCCTACCGGTGTAGGCTGGCACCTCGTAGACGGATCAACCGTGAGTTACCTGAAGGCCAACGGAACGCTTGGTAGCGTCACGCTACCAAACCTGTCCGGAACTTCTCCGAGCCCGTCTTTTCTGGTGGCCGGAACACCAAACAGTGGTGTTACGGCTCCGGTGAATCCAGTATTGAGCGGATCGGCCACGTTCACGGGTACGCCGCTAGCAGCGCACAGCCACGATGCTCCAATAGGTATCGATGGATCCGACAATATTTACGCGCTAGACGTAAACGGCAACGGTTCCACTTACACGGCCGAGGCCAAAGCGAGCGGAGCATCAAATTCAACAACTCAAACGTCATTGAAAACTAGTGCCGTGAGCGGCGGGACCCCGGCCGGAACCATTTCGCTGAGCGGCGTGTCGGCCAGCGCTGGAGCGCCGCAGAGTATCACGCGGAGGATGTGGTTTAGACAGTAAATCATGGGCGCAATAATTAGCGGTCTCTTCGGCAGTTCGGCGGCAAATAAGCTAGCCACTCAGGCACAAAACGCTGAAAATGGTGTAACTTCTGCCACTACGCAAGGTAACGCGGGGGTTAGCGCGGCTCTCGGAGCCAATTCCAGTAGCCTAAATAACGAAGTTGGTACCGCTGTTGGACAGGTAAATAACGCAACCGCCGGCGCAAATTCCACACTGAACAGCCTAAACGCTTCGGAACAGGGGAATCTCAACCCATACCTGCAAGGTGGACAGCAGGGCGCAACGGCACTAACCAACTACGCTCTGAGCAATCCACAGTTTACGAATGCCAGCGTTAATAACCAGCTGGACATGCCAGCCCTGCAATTTCAGATGCAGCAGGGCTCACAGGCTATTCAGAACAGCGCCGCTGCGCAGGGTCTCGGAAATAGCGGGGCAACCCTCAAGAATCTTACGCAATACGGTCAAGGACTCGCCAGCACGTATTATAACCAAGCCTTCAATCAGGCACAGTCTCAGTTTCAGACGAATCAAAACGCCACGCTGTCAAATCTTGGGACATTGGTCAATATGGGTCAGGGAGCAACCGCCCAATCCAATCAGGCGGCGCAGAACTCGCAAGGTCAGGTCGCCGCCAATACGCTGGGAGCTGGTGTCTATGCCGGGAACGCCGGATTGCAAACGCAAGACCTGCTGGCCGGACAGAACCTCCAAGGGAGCGAGTTTGAGGCTGGCAACTTACAGACCGGAGCCGAGAATGCCGGTAACTTTGCGTTAGATCTCGGAGAAGCGCAGGCCGGAGGCCAATTGGCACTCGGAAACGGCATTGGCAGCGGCGTAAACGCCCTACTGGGGGCACTCTAATGGGTATCCTTGCGGATATACTTAACGGCGCTTATGGTGGCGGCTCTGGTCCGGATATGTCTATGGATACAGGCATCGCTACCAGCCAAGATCCGAATGCGCAGAGCGCTAATACGCCGTCAACCTCACAGGCCGTGCAATCCTCCGCGCCGCCAAGTTTTGCGCAGGTTCATCCAATGGCGTCACAATTGATCCAAGGGCTCGTCTCCGGGCTAGCCGGAAAGCCGCAGCAGCCGGCGTCTGCAACGGGTGCTCCCAGCCCAAACGCTAGAGGCCCAAATCTAATCACGCCGCCTTTCGCCGGAAACAACAATGGCGTGGCTCAGATGGCGGCCAGGATCGCTGGAAACTCTCCAGGTAATTCCGGTAGTGGTGGAGGAGGAATAAATCTTAGCGGCCTACTTGGATCTAATTCGCAAGGATCTAGTGAGCTTCCTGACAACTGGGCCGATGTGGGGGTTGGATAATGGCCGCGTACGGCAACGCAATGGGGATTCTCGCCAATAATCCCCTGAACTTTCAGAAGACTCAGAACGAAACCAACCTGACCAATGCGCAGATCCCGGGCATACAGGCCGATACGCAGGCTAGGCAGCTAGCAAACCAGCAAGCGCAGCAGCAGCTTAAGGACTCGCAGATCTTTAGCGCCGCGCTCGGTCAGGCCATGCAGGAACAGGCTCCAAAGGCTCCGAATCCGAATGGTGGTCCTCCGCTGCAATCAGCGCCGGACTCGGGAACGCTCGATCCGTCTACGTTATTCGGGCGCGCGGCCAAGCTTGCTGCACAAAACGGGATGTCTGGTACGGGGCTCATGGGAGTCTTAAATGACAACATGACGATGCAAAAGAATGCTGCCATGCTCAACAAGGAGCAATGGGAAACCCACAAAAGTCAGCTCGCGGATGCCTACAACAAAGCGGGCTCGATCTACGAGGGCGTGGATCAGATCACCGATCCTGTGGCGCGGGCTGCGGCGCAGAAGCAGGCCATACCGCAACTTGCGCAGCTTGGCATCAAAGAAGATTCTAACGGGCCACTATGGGACAAGAACGCGATCTATCAAAAGCTCGGACCTCTAGGATTGACCGATGCGTACCTGAATCAGCAGAAGGGTCAGGCCGATACAGCTAAACTTCAAGCCGATGCCGCAGAGATTCAGGCCAAGACGCCTGGCGAGGCCGCTGGTTCCGCTATCAAGCAATCGGAAGCAGCCGCAATCCAGAGCGCCATGCAAAACCCGAAAGGCTTACTAGACCAGGTAACGGCTATCGGCGCTGATCCGGCCACAACCAAGCGCGTTCAGTCGATGGTGCAGTTTGCCTTAACTCGCGGGGACTACCAAGGTGCAGTGAAGGCAGTGGATCAGGCATCGCAGCAACAAGCCGAGATCGAGAAAGAAACCAGCCCTGCTGTCCAGAAGGCACGCACCGAGCAGGCCGTTGCTACGGAGCAAGCCACCACGCCATTAAAGATTCAGCAACAAGTGGCCACGGCTCGTGCCCTGCGCGCTGGTGACAATCCGGCCGTGGCGAACGTGGCGCCAGCCGACATTCCGCGCGTCACGATGGCCGCGCAGAAACTCGACCAGGATTACGTCAAGGCAAGGCAGAGCGCCGAAGATGTGGGGCGAATACTTGACATGGCGGATGCTGGCAACAAAGCGGCCGGCGCAAACGTTCCCCTAGTCGGTGTTGGCGCACTCAATGCCGTCAATGGCATCAAGCGAATCAATAGCGCTGAAATCTCGCAATATGGGCACGCTGGAAGCCTGCTAGATAAAATTCAAGGAAAATTGCAGGGCTGGACGGAAGGCAAGCCTGTACCGACAGATGTCATCAGCGACATGCGCGCGCTTCACCAGGAGCTTGCCACACAAGCCTATGGCGGATACAAGGCCGGATTGGACGCGCTCAACGCGCGATCGCAATCCAGGTTCGCGCCAGTGGTGCCAGAACCTAATCTGACTAGGGTTACTCCTGCCACCAATGGTGGGTACAAAGCCGGGGATAAGAGAGTCATCAATGGAGTGACCGTCACCCGTGACGCTGAGGGCAGCTGGCAATAACGGGATGCCGCAAACGTTCACGGATGCTGATATCGCTAAGTGGGACAGTGCACCAGCACCTCTAAGCGATTCTGATATAGCCGCGCACGATGCCGGGCTGTCAACTACCTTGCTCGGCAAGCTCGGGGGGGCCTCCAAGAGTGTCGCTACTGGCGCTGCCAAGGGCGCCGCTTCTACTATCTTCAATGCAGGTGATCTCATCCGGCGAGGCGAAATGGGTATTGCTAAATCGCTTGGCGTGGATACCGACAAAATACCTCCAGCCGTGCGGGATTTCTTCGGACTTGACCGGGTGATCGACAAACCAGAAGTGCAGGCCGGAATAACCCCGCAAGGCACCGCTGAAAAGATAGGCTTTGGGGGCGAAAAGGCCGCCGAGTTCATGGCTCCTGCCTCGATTGCCGGAAAGATCACATCCGGTGCTGGATTGGCTACACGCGCGACCGGTCAAGCGATCGCGTCTGGCTTGACACGTGGCGCTCAGACTGGCGGCAATACAAACGAAATGGCAGGAGCGGCAACGCTAGGTGCTGGAGGATCGATAGGTTTAGAGGCAGCAGGAAAATTAATTCAGGCGGCCAAGGGTAGCGGCGCAAGCACCGCCGATATTGTCGGACTGTTCTCGCCGCGCGCTAAGAATTGGATGAAAGTTTTGGGATTAGGAGGTAGCAACGAACCTGCCGTGGCCGAGGCTGCTAGTGCCGCCACGAAAGAACTTCCGGCAGAACAAGAGGCTTTTTACGATGATATTTCGACTGGAATGGGCGGTAAAAAGTACTCCGATCTCAATGCTAAAGGTCAAGCCCATATCAGAGATTTGGCCCAGCGCATAACAGACACTTCTGGACCTAAGCCTACTGCTGGTTCTCCAACGACTCCCGCACCATCCAGTCCAGCTTCGCCTGCAAAAACACAGGGTTCCGCTCCAGTTTTAGACGGCGCGCCTGTTTCGACTTCCGTTCAACAGCCGCAAGCCACAGCACCAAGCACAGTTCCACAAACCCAAAGCACAACCGCGCCACAAAGCACACCACCATCAGAACTACGATCAAGTGGAACATCGAATCCTCCTTCTCTAAACAATCCTAATGATATAGCAAAAGCGCTTCAGCAGGAAATGGCCAAGAATGGCTACAGTAATCCACCTATGGAGCCTGCTAGTACTGAGGCGATCCCGGAACATGAGGCCAACCGCGCGGACGCGATCAGCAAAACTGCCGCATGGCTACATCGCGGAGGTGCTGGCATCACACCAGCGGATGCAGCCAGGATGAGTCCGGCCCAGCGTCAACTGGTTTTCCAAGCAGCCGGCGTAAAGAGCCAAAGCCCAGCCACTTGGACCGGCGTGCTTAACAAGCTAACCGACCTGTGGAAGCAACAGCCCGTAGGCTACTAAAGCTGATGCTCCTGACCCTGTGGCACCAGCGACACGGTTAGCGATGGAACCGAAGTAGCCAGCCCACCGTTGAGCTGAATCCACATGGTCGAGATCTTCTCTTGACTGTTATATGCGCTGGCGCTGGAATACTGAGCGCAGCCAGCCTTGGTGCATATAAAGCCGCTCACCAGATAGGCTGACGGCGCGCCAGACTCGGGTCCGGTGTATTCAATGTTAACCAAGAACCAGTGCACAACCGGTATGCCCGGACGAGTCCCTGAGTTACCCTCCGTGAGCGTGACCGTTATGTCGCCGCTGACTATCGGATTGTTCAGCGGCACGTCGGCCGCCTTAAGACTAAGGGCCGTAGCGGCCGTTAGCCACAACAACAGTGCAAACGAAGCCACCTTCTTGCCTTTCGGCCAGTTCATTCTGATGTGGTTCATGATCGATTCTGAGTTCATAAGATCCCTGTGCTGCTCTTCGCTGATTGGATGGTAGGCATACACGGCTCCGGAGTGAAACTGAACGTGTGCCGTCTGCGAAACCGCGTCATGGCCTATGGCTTTTGCTCCCTTAGACCTCACCTCTTTTAGTTCCATCGGAATTATCTCCTTTATTAATTAGTCAGTAAGTTCTTTTTGTTGTACTTTACAGGAACAACGGCCTCGCCCATTATCTCGATAGGGTGAGCATCCTTCTTTGGAAGATCGTCTATTGTTTCCAGAAGGCCATTCAAGGCCACCATCAGCTTTCGAGTGCGTTCAGATTGCATAACATGCTCCTATTTGATTTGAAGGGTTAGTTTGTCCAGCACCATATCTGCTCCGGGCACTTCGTGACCGGCCTCAATGTCGCGCTTGATGGACTGCTTGTCAACCGATATGCAGCCCTGGAACTTGGTGGAATCCACTCCTTTTGACTCCATAATTAATGCTATTTGTGCCCACGTGGCCATGTCGAGCGTGATTGTTAGGCGCTTGTACTTTACCGGCACGACGCCCTCGTCCATGATCTCGATAGAGGCAGGGCAGGCGCGGGCGATCATTGTGAAGCTGTCACCTTCCAGTTTGCGTAGCTCGCCTTTGGCGTCCTCTCCCATGGACTGGATGCAGTGGACTACGTACGACCGCAGTCTCTCAGAGGCTTTATTGAAGGCTTCCTTGCGCACCTGTAGGCGTCGAATCTCATCGCCGGCGAATAACGCTGCGGCCTCACAGGAACGGATGAATCCAGCCACGCGATCACGTTTGGAGCGCGCGGCCAGCATCGCGCGTGCCAGCTCGACCTGAAATTGCTCCTCCTGCTCAGGCGTGACCAGCGCCTCGGAGTCCAGTAGAGCCATCAAGTCTTCTTCAGCCTCGTACAGACTAATGCTTTGTGCTGGTTTTGGCACTACGGCCAATTCTTTAGGCTGCATCGAGGGGCTCCTCTTCGGTGGCGGCCGTGTTAAATATGTCAGGAACATCTTCGTCAGTGGCCTGGTAGGTACTGGCCGGTGGCGGGATAGCGATGGTGGCCCACATTGTCATAAGAGCCTTCTTTACAGACTCCTTAGCGCTTCCATGGCCGGGCACGATACCGTTGTCTTGAAGGATGCGTCGATACAGCACGTCTCCATCAGGAAGCATGAATAGTTTGTCACGCATCGTTTGTAGCGCAGCGCGGGTTCCGCCCGGCTTTGTCAAACCTTCGATCAGCGGCTTCATTTCTTCTGGTAATTTTCCATCTGCTGGTGTCGGTGGCGCATTTTCAGAGCTGGCTACCGACTTTATTTGCCCGTGTCCGTAAGTAGGCTTATTGGTATTTTCCTGGACATTTACTGCGCTCGGTACGCGATCGGCAGGTCCGCTGCCTAGCCACGCTTTGAGTTTTTCGGCGACGTCTCGCCCGGGACGATTTATGGACTTTCCAGACAGTTCTGGGCAGCGAGATTTGGTCACAACTAGCGTGTTATCCTGATCCAGGTCGCCGCAAACGTCAAATTCGTACTCAATGCCGTCGCGCATAACAGGCTGTAAACCGATCTTGCGCGGAGTGGTCTTACCGGTCTTTTCGTCGCGATCTATGACCCATTCCGTTTTGGTGCGCATTGCCACCAGAACGTGGACAGAAGCGGAGAGCATCTTGTCAACCAGCTGGTTATGTATCGGGGTGATCGTCTTCCATGCGGCGAAGCTGTTCGGGTTGCGCATCTGGCGGGCCGCATTATCGACTAGTTCCAGCTCGCCGTTCGGCCCCACCCAGTAATGCGATAGCGAATCTACACAGAAAACCGCGTACCCGCCTTTGATGGCGGCATCCATGGCCTCGATCAGGTCGCGTGGGTCGAACGTGGCTGGCTCGATCACGTCGAAGCTGAAGTGTGTTGGGTCCGCACATCCAGGGGCGCATGTCGGCGTGTGAGCGTACTTACTAGCGCTGCCATGCTCGGTATCCACGTAGGCGATGCGTCCGCCACAGGCGAGCTCGGTCGCTAATCGGAGGAGCGTGAATGTCTTGCCGCTACCGGCTGGGCCGCTAACGGCCATCCGTAGCTTTGCGTCTACCTTAACTGCCTTTTTGAATGTCATTATTTTATCCCATGGGGTCTCGCTGTCTGTCAACCCGAGCGTTGCCGAACACCCGAGCGTTGCCGAACACCCGAGCGTCGCCGGACACCTGAGCGTTGCCGAACACCCAAGCGTCGCCGTACACCCAAGCGTCTCCGGACACCCAAGCGTTGCCGGACACCCAAGCGTCGCCGTACACCAGAGCTTTGCCGTACACCTGAGCGTCGCCGTACACCAGAGCTTTGCCGTACACCTGAGCGTTGCCGAACACCCGAGCGTCGCCGTACACCAGAGCGTCGCCGTACACCTGAGCGTTGCCGGACACCAGAGCGTCGCCGTACACCTGAGCGTTGCCGAACACCCGAGCGTCGCCGGACACCCGAGCTTTGCCGTACACCTGAGCGTTGCCGAACACCCGAGCGTCGCCGGACACCAGAGCTTTGCCGTACACCTGAGCGTTGCCGAA